CACACGTCCAGCGGGTCACGCCGTCAGCGTCGGCGGCCTTGACGAGCGCGCCGCAGAGCGAGCAGCGGGCGCCCTCCGCATCGAAGCAGAGCGCGGACCCGTGAGGACAGGGCGTGGCGGTCCCCACGGACGGCTCGGGCGTCGTCACCGGGGGCGCGGCGGCGAGGATCTCATACAGAAGCGTGTTCGCAGGACCCTTGCCGACGAGGTACTTGTCAGCCCATGCGCGGACCGCGTCGCGCAAGTCGGGTGAGGTCCCCACGGACGGGGAGGCGCCGCCGAGGTGCGCGGGTCCGGCGGGCGACGTTGCCCCGGCGATCACTCCTCCGGGTTCGCTCCCGCCGTCCCGCGCTGCCCGGTCGCTTCCACCGGGCGTGGCCACGTTCGCCCTCGCGGCGTCTTCCTTCGCGGGAATCTCACCCGCCGGGCAATCTGTGGGACTCGTCGCGGGACCCCCGGAGCGCGAGGTACAGGTCGCGCACTCTTGATACGTGCCCTCCATCCATTGGTATGCGCCCGAGCACCAATGCGTCGGGGTCTCGCCCACGGGGGCGCCCGCGGCCACGGATAGCGCCTCTTGCGCCTCGAGAACTGCCCCCGCGTGCTCGGGCCGTCGCGGACAGTTCCTCGCGTGCGGACGCTCGCCCCGCACGTAGTCGCACAGATCGCACGTCGCAGGGGCGCCCTTGGCGCCGGGCTTCGGGGTCTCGCTCACGGGGTCTCGCTCCTCTCGGGGGTGGGGCGGTGCGCGGTGCGGCTCCAGACGCGGCCGCGGACTGATGTGTTGTCCCAGCCGAACCGATCCTCGGATGCGCACGCGAGCACCCTCGCGAGCCTCGCCCGGTAGCGGAGGGCGCGGGCCTCGGCAGCGAGCGCGCGTCCCCATTGCCTCGTGGCGCGGTCCTGTTCGGCGTTGCGCTGGTCCCTAAGCCTCGCGAGCTCCGCCTCGATCTCGGACAGGTCGGCGGCGGTCACGGCCCGTACTCCTCCGCCTCGCGGCGGCTCAGGAAGAAGTGGATACCGGCGCTGCACTCCACGCGGATGTCCGGGTCGAAACCGTGCGGGGTCACGGTCTCACCGCGGCGGTACGTGATCGGCGTCCCCTCGGGCGGCGTGTGCCACGACACCGCCTCGTCCCCACTCGACAGATCCACCACCACGGCGCGGGAGGCTCGGCACTTCCGCCCCACGAGCGGCGCCACTCGTTCTGCGTCCGCCGGGATCTCCAACGCGACGATCACCTTCTGCCCGTGCGCCCGGCACGCCTTGTACGCGCGAAACGCGCCATCGGGCAGCGTCACGGGACCGAAGGGAAGGTTCTTGGCGCCCGCGAGGTTGGCGCCCGCGAGGTTGGCGCCCGCGAGGTTGGCGCGCGCGAGGTCGGCGCCCGCGAGGTTGGCGCGCGCGAGGTCGGCGCCCGCGAGGTCGGCGAGCGCGAGGTAGGCGCCCGCGAGGTTGGCGCCCGCGAGGTTGGCGCGCGCGAGGTCGGCGCGCGTGAGGTTGGCGCGCGCGAGGTTGGCGTCCGCGAGGTAGGCGTCCGCGAGGTTGGCGCCCGCGAGGTTGGCGTCCGCGAGGTAGGCGCCCGCGAGGTTGGCGCGCGCGAGGTTGGCGTCCGCGAGGTAGGCGTCCGCGAGGTAGGCGCCCGCGAGGTTGGCGTCCGCGAGGTAGGCGCGCTCACCGCCCGCCGTCCCCTGCGTCCACTTCGCGTGCGCGGCCAGGATCGCCGGAAGCTTCTCGATGAGGTCCGCGCTCACGGCGTCTCCTTCCCGAGCGCGCGCCACTGCGCCGCGATCTCCGCGTCGAGGGCGACGACGGTGGCCCTCAGGGACTCCACCTCGCTCGCGGTCGTCTCGGCTGGCGTCGTCATGGCGCGGCTCCCGGGATGCGCACCTCCACCGTCGCCGCGAGCACCTTCTTCGCCGCGCCGACCCACCCGGCGTAGAGCGCGTCCGGGCACGCGCTCGCGAGCGCGTGCTGCACCGCGAGCAGCTCGTCCCGGGTGAGGAACAGCGGGAGGAGCCCGGCCTCCTGGAGCGGCGTCGGGACGTGGGCGCCGGGCTTGAGGGTGAGCAGCGCTGGGCGAGCGGCGCGCTTCACGGGCCCGCCCTCGCCGCCGGCAGCTCCGCGCCATCCCGCGCCAGCAGCGCCTCGCACACCGCGCGCAGCCTCACCTCGTCGAGCGTGTCGAGTAGATCGCCGATCTCGCCAAGCCCGTTCCAGATCGAGAACGCGACCCGCAGGATCATCCGCTCGCCCGACGAGAGGTACCCGCCGCCCAGGTGCAGGAGGTGACGCGCCTCCTTCGTCGGGCCGGTCGGCGTCCAGAGGTCCTCCCGGTTCACGCACGCGAGCAGGGTCCGGATCACGTCACACTTCTGCCGATCGCTCTGCCACATGGTCAGGCTCCCTTCTTCGCGCGCTCGGCGAGCATCGCGTCGGCGACGGCGTAGGCGTTTCGAGCCAGGGCCATGATGCGACGGCCCGGATCCTCTCCGCCGAGCTCCCAGTTCCCGGCGAGCCCCTGCATCGCCATCGCGGCGAGCTGGTCGCGCGAGGGCGACGCGGTCGACCGCGCGAATCCCTCCCCGATCGTCTCGCCCAGGTGGCCGGCCTCCCCGCACGCGATGAGGTGCATCACGGCCTCAGTGAGATCACCCATGGCAACCCCCTCCCTAGACCGGAGGATCGTCGTCCACGCCGATCTCTTCCGCGGCGCGCTTGTCGAGGTGCTCGATCGGCGGACCGTCGTCGGGCTTCGTCTTCGTTCCGTTCGTCCCCGGCTTCGCCGGCTTCGGCGCGCCAGCGCTCGTCTGGAACGCGAGCACTCGCGCCTTCATCCTGGACGCGAACGACTTCGCGTCGCTCCCGGTGATGGCCTCCTTCATGTTCACGCCGCCGAGGCTGTTCACGAACTTCACCTTGGCGCGGGTCTTCCCCTCCCACTCCTCGTGCGCGACCACGAGGATCACCTCGGGCGCCTTCTCGATCCACGCGGCATCCGAGAGGTCGGCACCGCGGAAGCCGGCCGCGGTGAGGCCCTTCATCGTGATATCGAAGGCCGCCTCGCTGAAGCTGCCGTACCAGCCGATGCGCTGACCGTTGAAGTCGAGCAGCTCGAACTCGACGCCGATCTGCTCGTTTCCGCTCTTCGCCTTCCCGAGCTGCACCTTCACCGCGCGCGCGCGGTAGTCGCCTGCTGCCAGCATGGTTACGCCCCTTCCTTGTTCGTGGTGGACTTCTGCCGGACCCAGCCAAGGAGCTGGGCGAGCTTCTCTGCGTCAGCGCCAGCACGGGCGAGCGAGGACTCCGCCTTCTTCCGGTCCGCGTCGGCGAGCTGCGGCAGGAGCGCCGTGATCGCCGCGGTGAGCGCTTCGGGCGGCGCCGGCTGGTGCATCTTCGTCGCCGCGAAGAACCCGTCCCACTCGAGCGGCATCACCTCGGGCAGGCCGTGCCGGTTCTTCGCATCCCACGCCGGGCTGTGGACGGTGTGGACGACCCGCGCGCCCTCGGAGACGCCGCGGACCCGCTTCGTCTTCTTGTCCTCGGCCGCGTACTCCTCGAAGTTTCCGAAGAGCACGATCTCCGCCTTCTCCTTCATGAGCCCCGCCGCCGTCGGATGGAGCTTCATCTGGTAGCGGTCCCAGCCCTCCGAGGCCGGGTCCTTGAACGTCTTGATGACGCTGTGCGCGAGCGTGACGACGTGCAGCCCGCGCTTCAGGCGGAGCCGCTCCACCTGCGCCGCGAAGAGCCGCCAGCGATCGAGTGCGGCGACGTAGCCCTTGCCGTACCCGAAGTCCTCGATGCCCTTGATGTCGTCCGGCTTGCCGGCCTCGCGCACGACCTGGGCGTGGATGAGCGCCTCCAGCGCGTCGAGCGTGTCGACGACCACCGTCTGGAACGCGTGCTCCTCCACCTCGAGCGCGCGCAGAGCGAGCATCACCTCATCGAACGAGAGCGGCGTGGTGCGCCCCTCATCGTCGAACGTGAGGCGCTGCACGTCGAGCTGAGAGGTGCCATGCTCCACGTCGATGAAGACCGGCGCGGGGGCCTGCGAGGCGAAGGTGCTCTTGCCGAGCCCCTCCGGCGAGTAGAGCACCACCCAGAGCGGGACGTCCTTCTTGCCGCCCTTCGCGACGAGCTTCAGTTTCGGGGCCGGTGCGGATGCGGCGGCGATCTTCTGCGGCGTCATGACTGCCATGGTGCGAGCCCTCTTTCGGCGTTCTACGGGTTAGCCGCGGCCAAGTCGGCCGCGGGTGCTGCCCTACGTCGCTTGTTCGCGTTCTGCTGTGAGGCGGTTGCCCAGCGACAGTTGCCGGGCTCGTAATTCCCATCATTGTCGATGCGGTCGAGGCTCTTCCCCGGCGGCCTCTCGCCCATGTCGGCGAGGAAGGCCTCGAACGAGCCCCAGCGTTCGCAGACGGTGATGCCGCGCGCCACGTAGAGCCGCCGGTAGTCTTCGTGCGAGCCGCCGCGCACGCGAGCCCACATCGCGGCCCATGACCGATAGGCGGGCGTCAGCTCGTGACGGCGAGTCGCCCCGTGCGTTGTCGAGCGCTCCGCGACACTCTCGCGCGCGAGGCATCCGCACGAGCGCGTCGGCTGAGTCTTGCGGCGCAGGACGTACCCGGCAACGACGACTGTTGCGCCACAGGAGCATCGGCACACCCATGTCGCCTCGCCGGCCGCAGTGCTGCCGGCGCGGGTCGCGACCGTGAGCCGGCCAAGGACTGCGCCCGTCATCTCGATCGCCTTACGCGCCACCGTTCGCCTCCGCGAGTTCGGGGTGCACGGTGTCGGTCCTGCGATAAAGCGACGGGTCGTCGAGAGAGGCTTCCCCGCAACACACCCCGAGGAACGGGCATGACCGTCCGTACTGGAGGCAGCTGTTGGGGTTCCTCGGATAGCGCCCGACGCGATCGGCCTCACTGAGCTGTTGCCCGAGCTGCCAGACGTCGAAGACGGCGTCGGCGACCTCTCCCTCAAGGCGCACAACCTCGGCGCGGGCGAAGAAGCCGCGCGGATCCTCGGCGATCGCCTCGAGTAGGCGCGTACGGAACTCCTCGGGCGTCTCATTGGCGAGTTGCTGGTTCGCGTACGGCGCGCCGTCCTTCTTGAACTTCACTTCGACGGCCTTCTTTTTCGGGCGCTGCGCCGGGCGCTTCGCGACATCGTAGAGGCAGAAGTCGATCGGCCGACCGAGGAGCGCCTCGCCGCCGGCGTAGTAGAGCGAGACCTGCGGGTCCATCTTGAGACGGCGCCAGTAGTCGGTGCCGGGGCTCATGTCCTCGCTTGTGAACTTGTGCTCGGCGACGCCGAGCCGACCGGACGCGATCTCCTCGATGAGGACGTCGAGTTTCCCGCCGAGCTGCCACGTGCGCGACGGCCGTCCGGTCTCCGGGTTTACGAGCGGCGTGGTGAAGCGCGCCTCGACGTCGATGACGCGGTAGAGCGAGCGGTCCTCGGACCAGCGCGCGTCGTAGCCGACGATGAGCGCTTCGGCTTTGGCGCGCTCGAATGCATCGGCCTCGCCAGCCATGGCCTGGAGCGCGAGATCGAGAGCGGCAGAGGCGTCCTCGGCGCGCCACCACGCCTCCAGCCCGAGGTGCCCGAGCGTGCCGAAGCGGAGGACGTCGGACTCGACGGCGGGGCGGTAGCCAAGGCCGTAGCGGTAGCGGTGGAGCCGCTGGCACGCACGTGCGTCCCGCAGGCGCGATGTGGTGAGGAGCGGCAGTCCGTTCGCGTTCATGGCGCCACCTCGATCTCGCCCGCCCCGTGGCAGAACGGGCACTGCGGGTCCGGCCGCGGGTCACCCGGCGCGGCGTGGCAGTCGCAGAGCACGAGCGTCCGGAGCGCCGACGTCGGCGAGGGCTCGAGGTTCGGCGCCTTGGTGATGGGGCACGCGGCGGAGTGCTCCCCCCGCTCGCGAAGGCTCTGCGGGCACGTGCAGGTCACGACGTCACCTCCACTCCAACCTCGCGCATCCGCACGTCGATCCGCGCGAGCAAGAGCCGGAGCACGTAGCGCGCCTCCGCGTACTGGCGCGCGCGCAGCTCCACCGGCGTGTACCCGGGGGTCAGCAGGTGCTCGAGGAGGGACGCGCCGTGCTCGAGCGCGCAGGGCCCGCAGTAGACCGCGCCCTCGAGCGAGAGCGCGTCGCCGGGCAGGATCTCGCGCTCGCAGCCGTCGCAGAGGATCTCTTCCATGGCCTATCCCCTCTCGCTCTCGAACGCCCGCGCGCAGCCGCGCGAGCAGTAGCGGATCTCGTCCTCGCGCAGCGGCGCGCCGCAGTGGGCGCAGGTCTCGACCTCGTGGGCCGGCTCGTCCCGCGCCCCGGCGGCGAACTCGGCCCGCGCGGCGTCGAACGCTCGGATCAATTGCGCCTCGATCTCCGCCAGGTCGGCGTCGGCGGCGAGAAGGGGATCGAGAGGGAGTCCGAGGGCGATTCGGTTGAGGCGGGCCTCCATGTCGGCCGTCGTCCTGGCCAGGTCGGCGGCGCTCACGACGCTCATGGCGCGTCCTTCTCGTCGCAGGATGGGGCGACGAACGGTGACCGAGCGGTGAGCGCGACGGGCGGCTGGCGCTGCGCCACGATCCAGAGCCACACGCGACCCCGGAAGAGGATTGAGAGCCGTTCCCTCCACGTCGGGCGCCAGCAGGAGATCAGCCCCCCGCCCGTGTCGTGGACGCGGAGTGGGGCGCACTCCGCGTCCGTCATGTTGCGCGGCTTGGTGAACGTCCGGTTGGCCTGCGGGAAGTCGACAGGGATCACGGCAGGCTCCCGAGGATCCACGCCGCGAGGAGCGCGGCGAATGCGAACCCGGAGGCGAGCGCGACGCCGAGCGTGGTGGCGCGCGTCACGGCGACTCCTTCCCGAGCGCGCGCCACTGCGCCGTGAGCTCGACGCACCGGCTCCGGCGCTCCGTGAGCAGCCGCGCCATCGCCGCGCTGTAGCGCCGCTCGGCCTCCGACGCCTCGTCCCGGTACTGGCCCTGCGCCGCCTCTGCCCGCTTCCTCTTCGCCATGGCCTACTCCACCCGCCGAAGCGCATAGAGGGTCGCCGCGCCGCCGCCGAAGTGCCGCGAGTCCTTCACCGCGAGCGCGCCGATCTCGTTCGCCACGTCGGGGCCGATGTCGTTCGCGCGGAAGAACTCGGCGAGGTCCACGTCGCGATCCTCGAGCGTCGCCGCGTCCAGGTCCCACAACTCGAACCGCTTCTTGCCCGTCGTCGCCATCGCTGCCTCCGTCGCTCCGGGTGCCAACGGTCCGCATCCTGCCAAGTGGCAGCGCGGGTGTCAAGTGGCAGCGCACGAGGTAGCACGGGGCCCTGACGATCTGGCGACAGGGTAGGTGTGCCACGCAGGCCGAAGCCCGGGACACACCCTCGAAATCACAACGGGCGGAACGGGATTACGCGGGCGAAGGGGCCACGCCTGGGTCTCGGGCGGTCGCGGTGTGGGCGGGTGGGGAGGTAGATCACCCGCCTTCGGGTAGGACTATGAGTCAAGACACCTTGCGCGCCCGGCCCCCCCTTTGTGGCTTCCCAGCCTGGCCGTGCGCCTGGGAAGCCCTCGTGGGGCCCGGGGACTCTCCTGGCCTGGCCGTCGGCGGGTCCTCCTGTAGGAGCTGCGCCGCCCTGATGCCGATCCGCCGGACGATGGCGAGCAGGAGGCCGGGCGAGAAGCCCCGGCTTCCCTTCATGATTCTCGTGAGGGTTCCGCGACCGAGGCCGAGCTTCCGCTCCATCGCGTTCCTCGAGATCCCGCGGTCGTCGATCTCGTGCTGGAGCCACGCGCGGACGCGTGCCTCGATCTCGTGGTCCTCGACGGTCTTCCGCGGCTCGCCCACGAACCGATCCTGCCCTGAGCCGCGACCCGGGGGGGCAGCGCGGCCCCGTTGACAGGGCTGCCGGGTGGCAGTAGCCTCCCGGGCATGCCGAAGACCACGGCCCCGAACCC